ACTTACACTACCGGAACATGGAGCGGTAGCTTTGCTGGCTGATGCAACAAGCCCAGCTTTGGGTAGCGTTGTTGAGGGCGGTATTGTTTTTATCGCGCCTGGCAAACGGGTTGTACGTGCTCCACTGCCCTTTGTGCCCGCTTACTACTTTTGGATTGACTGATGCGTAAGCTTCTTCCCTATGAGCACCAGCTTGTTGAAGCGCTGGGGGTCACTAAAGAGGAATATCTTGATTTTCTTGTTGCACAGGAAGAGTACATAGATCCAAAAATCGGCACGGCATTAGATGTACGTAATACGGGAGGTGAAGCTGCTCTTGTACTTACAATTATTGGGATTTTATTCCAAGTTGGAGCGGCACTTCTAGCACCTAAGCCAGAAATTCCAGGAAGTGGAGAGCGAAGAAATAGGCAGCAAAGATTTGCCCCAAGTTTTGGTTTCAACAGCACGCAAGAGCTTGCTTCTTACGGCGATCCAATCAATTTAGTTTATACAAATCAAAACGACAAAGGCAATGTCCGCGTAGCAGGATCTTTAGTGTGGTCTGCCATCGAAAATTTTGGCTCGACGCAGTTCATGCAGCTAATGGTAGCGCTTGGGGCGTCGGAAATAAAAAAGATAGATTACGAAAAAACAGCATTTGGCCAAATTTCGTTAAAAGATTTAAATAAACAATCTGTTTTTATTTTTGCAAAAGAAAATGGAGTCAACGGAGTTCCTCTTTTTGGAGATATTCAGGAAGAAAATTTTGGAAAGTCTTCTTTGTTTCCTGAGGTATTAAAACCTTCAGCAAACGACAAGCCTTCTTGTTTAATTGCCGTACATGGCGACAGAAAAAAATTAGGTTTTAGTCAAGCTTACACTCCAACTACGTCAACCAGTTTAGGAGTTTTTGATGTTATTCCTATAAACGTAGATGTGCAAGCAAGAAGCGACAAAGGAAAAGAAAAATTTGCACCATTAAACATTACCTTGCCCAACCAAGAAAGTAATACAGAATGGATTAATGCGGGCACAAATTTAAATAAAAAATTTAGTGTAGACAAAAAAATTGTTTTAAGGTTTGAAAAAGCAGGCAGCAAAAAAGGCAGCAAAGAGGCGCGAGAAAGCGCGTCAGCCATTAGACGACAGAGCTTGGAAGCATTAGATTTTGGTAGTACCTACATGCTCGGTACTGCAAAATTTAGATTTATTCAATTTGGAGATAATACAAATATTGAAACAAACAGCGTGTTTGCAACATTCCAGTGCGTTGAAGAGGGTTTTAGGCCGACAACAAGTTATGATCTTACAGAACCAAGAATAGCAACAGACGATACAACGGTTGCAACGAAAGCAGGTTTAGAGCAGGCGCAAGAAATTCTAAGAAATGACCCATTAGTTGACGTAACAAGAGACGTAAACGATGTTATTATTTCAGAAATAAAGCGGGTAGATTTATTACCCAGAAAAGAAAGTATTACTGTTTTTGATCAAAGCCTTGGTATAGATATTTCGTTTAGCGGCGATATTTCCACGTCATGGGAAAACCCTTATGCTATAAAAAATTCTTTTACAACTTCTAAAAACGGTTCTATTGCTTTTACCGAACAGGAGCAAAGAAAAGCTCTTGCTAACCCGCCCAAAATGACTGCTAAACAGGCAAGACGAGCGTTGTCAGATCGAGTTGATGCTCTTCAAGATTTAATATCCGCCATTGACACTGGAAATTACGATTTAGACCCTGGTGCGTATGAGGAAGGACTTGGCGATAAACCTGCTGGTAGAGATCCAGACTCAAAAGTTAATTTTAGGGATCCTAGATCAGGCGATCAATTTATAGGCTATAACACGGATTGTGTCGGAACTACTCCTACCAGAAACGACGGCAAAATGCCCTACAACTTGCATTATATTGGCGCAGACAACACAAATTATTTTTTCTGGTTTACCGGCATACAGAGAAAAAAATCAAACACTGACAATCCTAAATTTTTTCCAGAAGATGGAAAGTTAAACAATTTACGGGAGTCTCTTGCATTAAAACTTAGAGACAGAAGCGATAACTCAGCTGGAGCCGACACACTTACTCAAAAATACACAAATATTACAAATGAAGCGAAACGTCCTGATCAAGCAGGAGACGGAAAAACAGGTAAGAACTTGGTTTTAAACAAAGACTCTGAGTTAGAAATATACAACTATATTGATAATGCTATTGGAGCGGAGGACGGAGAGCTTCAAAATTTACGGACACAAATTAATGAGCGAGTTCTTAGGAATTTAAGTGTTCAGAAAAAAGAAGCTCGCAAAATTATACGTGCAGACATTAAAAAACTTAAAAACGCTAGGGAGTCAATTCCTGCTGGCGAAGACATTCCCGACCCAGCTGGAGCAGAAGCAATTGAACAATTGTTTGAAAATCTAATACAAGAAAAAAATAATACTCTATTAAATATCGACAATATTCTTTCAAATTGGGATTTTTATGTTGATTCATTGGACAATAGTTTCTTTTTAAAATGTTTAGTTAAAAGCGAAGAAGCATCTTATAATACTCTTAGTGCGTGCAATTCAGTCAAGTTTTCTTTAAAATCGCGATTAAATCGTAGAATTTCAGGTCGCCAAAAAAAATATAGCGACCAACCAGTAGAAGATTATAGCGCTTCAGATAATGGGGTTAAAAGCCGTCTAGCTTTCTTCCGTGTTTCGTACAAAAAATTTGACGATCAAAAGTTCAAAATTGTGCCTGTTTTATTTGCTATTAGAAGAGGAAGCGATGCTGATTTTTATACGCAGTTAAATTTTTATTGCGAAACTTTGACCAAGTGGCAGTTTAAATTTGATCCAGTATTTGATCCTCAGGCTGAAAATAGAAGGCAAGGTTTTGATGACTATGCAATGATTGAAAACACAACAGACATAGAGACAGTAACTGTTTCAACTTCTGGCTCAGTTAGTGCTGTTTTTTCGTGGTTCGGCAAAACTGTAAGCAAAGATCAAAATACACAGTTTCCAAAAGAAGAAGAGCGTGGTCCAGCTAGAACAAATGAGTGGGATTTGTTTTCCGTAAATTCAGACACTCAAGTTCAATTTAGTTTTGAATCTGGGCCTGAAATTAATTTAACAGCGGTTACGGAACAGCAAGTTGACACGGCTTACACAAGTAAGTATGACGCTATGACGATGATGTCGTTAGGCATTTTTGCTGGACGAGGTATTGAAAGTCTGCGAAGCGTAACTGCACTGGTAACGCATGGAAAACTTTGTCGAACAGTCGAGTCACCGAACAGGGCTACAGCCTCTAGTAGTTACGCCCCAGACATTTTTGTAGACACATTGTTAGATCCAACAAATGGAGTAGGCAAGTATATTACCCGCGCAAACATCGATACTGTCAGCCTTCAGCTGGCCAAGGATTTCTGTACGCATAACAATTTGCCTAAAGCAGATGGTACTGCAGGAGGTGTGCAAATGTTTATGGACGGAATTATTGCTGATGCGGGCTCATGGCGCGAATTCTGGATCAATGCAGCATCCTTTAGCTTGTTAGAGCTGGCACGAAAAAACGGTAAAGATACGCTTGTTCCCGCTGTACCATGTAACGACGAGGGAGTTGCCGCTGACAGTGCAGGTCGTCCAGTAATAGTAGCAATTAGAGCATTGTTTACGACTGGAAATATTTTAGAAGGCTCTTACAAAGAAGAATTTTTAAACTACGACACAAGCACTGAAGACTTAATTGCTTCTGTAATTTACAGAGATTATAATAAAAATGAAATGTTTAGCCAAAAAAGAAGTGTAAATGTAAAATTAAAAAACGTAGGCGAAGAAGGCATCAGGGAAACATTTGATTTAAGCGAATTTGTCACTCAAAGAGAGCAAGCAATTATGTTTGGCAAATTGCTCTGCAACCAACGTCGTCACATACGCAAAGGCATCGAATTCAAAACTTTGCCTTTTGAAGCAGGTCTAGAGCCAGGAGCTTTTATCTATGTAGACGTTGGCCTTAAGGACTGGGATCAGTATTCATCTGGAGTTGTAATAGCAGGTGGAGCGTTGAACTCACCGCTAGCTTCTGTTAACGAAGAAGGGGTGCAGGGCGTCGGAACAAAAACTTTTAATTTTCTGCTTTATAAGCCTTCGACTGGGGAGGTGCAAAGCAAGACAGCTTCCGTCACGACTACAAACAAAGGAATTAGTACGGCTTCTGGCTTGAGTGGGTACAAAGGCTGGATGTTTGTTATGGGTAGCGAAAAGCCAAACAGACGTGTCTTTAGGGTCACTGAACTTGCGCTTGAGGAAGAGGGCGAACTAAGCGTTAAAGCGGTTGAGTACCCGTGTTTTGAGGAAGCAGGTGGAACGCGAGCCCATATTGCAGACTTCCGTAGCAGCAAGTTTAAGGTGAGCTAAGATAATGGCAATGTTCAGGCCAAGCGAATGGCATTTTTTACTGGCCGTACTGGCTCGCTTGTTTTTGGCGGTAAGCCTGTAGCAAAAATCCGCGACTGGTCTCTTGAGACAACAGTAGAACTGCTAAGCACTAATACGATTGACAGTGGCGTCAATACGTTTGTTCCAGGTGTCAAAGGTGCAACTGGCAGTGCGACGTTGATGTATTACAAGCTAGAGAGTGGAGAAAGTGCATCATTGACTCAGTTTACTGCGTTGCTGTCAAAAGTTATGAAAACCAGTTCAGTAACAACAGCCGATAAAGTATTTCTTGAATTAAACGTAGGGGCAGGCAGCACTGATGACATTAAGTTTAATGCTTACATAACTTCGGCTAGTGTGTCTGTTAGCACTGGTGAACTAAGCGTAGTGCCAATTAATTTTACCGTTGACGGTGAATTCTCTGAAGTTATTAGTTAATGGCTTTTTACCTCGGCAGTTACGGTAATATTAGGTTGCGTCGAGGCTCCGATGTTCTTATTGGCAACATTCAAGCTTCGATTGATCCTGATGACATAAATACAGTCTTGGAGCGCCTTGGTGTTGACAGCGCTACTGATAATTTATTTACTGGCGATAAAGTTGATATAATTACATCAGATAGCCGTGGACTAGCTTTTATCCCAGCGTCTAATTGGAGCACTGGAGTAATTGAGGATACGTTCAGCGCTTTTGTAAACGTCAATCAGGCTGGGGGTTTAAGGCTTTTTCCTGCTTTCGAAGACGCTATAAATAACGATAGGGCCAACGAAATAGACTTGCAAGCGTTTACAGGAAGTCCGATTGCAGTGACTGTGTCAGTTAGGGACACTCGTTACAACATTCTTGGAAATGTGTCGCGATACGAGTTCAACACATCCCGTGATTCAGTTGACCTTACAACACTCTCCGACAAGTACAA